CTCTACCCCGTTCGTCCCCTAGTACACCACCCTTAGGAGGGTTATGTGATGAATAAGCCACCCACAGGTGGAGACATGTCAGTACAGCTCAACATGAGGTGTTTTTGCAACGCCTTCTGTGAATCTGTATACACTGAAGCGTTCATAGTCTCCTCGCCAGAGGAGGATATGTTCGTAACAGTGCTGACGTGGCGTGATGGTTACACACGAATCCTGCTTTGCGCTCCAAAGAAGGAGAGCTTGCAGCAAGTCGTGCGTGACCTCACCTTACTCACTAGGTCGGACGAAGACCTCCAGGACTTGGTTGATCGTGTTTATGACAACTCATACGTGGCGGAGAGCCACGAATTTTGGGAAGTCAACACGTCTCCCGACGCCCTGATGGTCAAGGTAGAGAGCCTCAGTAGACAGTTTGCAGTAAAACTGCGGCTGCCTACGTTTCATGGGAAATGCCCATGACTTTCGTGCGGACGTCAACTGATACCATAAAGCTGGATCGGTACGCTAGTTGGTTTATACCTTCTAAAACATCCGGTCCGCAAGGTACCAACGTCGTCAAAAGTGAAGGTGTCCGGTATCCAATGCGTTACTCTGCGGGCGATAAAGTCCCTGAGTACCGAACTAAGATCCGACGTCATATCAACGCCTCTGGTGGTTACTCGCTCGAACGAACGAGATACACCGGTGGCTTTGGTACTGACTATGCCTCACTCTGGCGGCGATGGTACCTCTCTGGTAACAGTGGGCCTCTTGGCCCCGTTTTGCATTGGGAGTCGGTCACTGGCCGGTTAGTGGATGTTTCCATACCCGGACAGCACGCAGATCCCGGAAACGCCGATTCCGAGGCGGCAGGTAGACTCATTAAGCAAGCCCTGAGACAGTTTACGGCATTCAAAAGCCTTACTGCGATGGGCGAGCTGAGAGAAACCCTGCGAATGATCCGACGACCCGCTCGATCCCTCTTCAAAAAGATCGGAGACTACGTGAAGATAACCCGTAAACGGGGTATCGTCATAAAGAATCCGGCTAAGCGAAGAAGTTTCTTGCGGGACTCCTACCTTGAAGCAACCTTCGGATGGCAGCCACTTGTAAACGACATCGCTTCAGCGCGAAACGCGTTAGAGAAGAACTTCGACAGATTCTCACGTTCATACGCGAGAGTGTCTGGTTCAGCTTCTAATACGGTTAGCACTGAGGACGTTGGCGAATACAGGCGGTTTGACATCCTGTTGGCTCGCTATTACTATACTCAGACTCTGAGTTCGTATAGCAAGCGCTTCTATGGTGAGGTGAAGTGTACGACGCCTAACCCTTTCGTTAGTGACCGACGTCTGTTTGGGGTTACCCTTGCAGATATCGCTCTTACCGGCTGGGAGTTGGTTCCGTACTCTTTCGTCATCGATTATTTCACCAACATAGGTGATATACTCGAGTCCTGGGTCTTAAAGGATAGCGATTGGGCCTGGCTGAGTAGTGTTACGCTTAAACGAACGCGTATTAAAACCACGCGTCACTTTTTGCAGAACTACTACATCACGTCATGGCCCCAGCGCATAACCTATATGCCCTGGGTAAGATCTGCCTCGTTCACGCCTGCAGTAGCAGTACGGTTTAGTATGGATCGGGCCACGCCACTGGGTCCCCCTACGGAATCTTTCCGTTGGGAGTTACCCGGTGTCGGTTCGAGGAAGTGGCTTAACATTGCCGCTCTCTCGAAGGTCTTTTCCGATACGGACGTAATGATGCGCAGGTAATCTGGACATTCATAGACTCATCATCGTGAGTGTCTTCCCTCCCTTAATATCGAGGTACAAAACATGTTCAGTCCAAGCTCGCCGCTTACTGGGGCTGCCCAGACCGGCTTTACGGCGCCTACGTACACATTCGTGTCCGAGAGCGCTCCCGACGTTAACGGTAAGCAGAACGTCATTACCGCAGTTGGCGGTACTCAGACGGGCGTTACCGTTAGCACGGTGTCGGCACCTGCTCGCTTCACTTGGTGGAGGCCCCGGGCGTTTAAGTCCGCTTCGGGGTTCGACTCCGCTTCTGGGAAGTACAGCAAGGTGCCCATGAACGTGCACAAGCTAGTCACCGCGAAGGCGGCTGCTGTGTCCGCGAGTCAGTATGTAACCAACCTGGCGACGACCACTTTCGAGGTCGGCGCTGGGACGGAAACTTACGACGCGGCCAACGTTCGTGCTCTGGCCTCCATCCACATCGGCGCCCTTTGGGCGCAGTCAGCAGGCATCGGCGACACGCTCACATCTGGCGTCTCGTAACTTTGCGGATTCATTTCCGTGAAGTTTCGGATCCAGTGGAGCTTGCTGTCGTTGCCTAGAAGGCTAATCCTCGCAACCGTCATATCTGTAAAGTGCTATTACGCGCTTGTCAGGTCGGACGGTGAGAGGTTTCGGCGTGTCCTAGATATTGTCGATTTCGACTTCTTCTAGGCTAGGAGGCATTTGAGGAGACACCGTATGGCGATGAGCATCGATGTTCTTTACTTGAACCTGTTGGAAGACCTCGGGCTAACCTGGGATGAGGATTTAACCCCTCTACCCTGGGATAGCCCGTCTACCGTTGCTCGCAAGGTGCTGGCTAATACTTTCGTGGCAAAATACCACGGCGGTAAGATCCTTCACCAAGCTAACAAGGCAGCGTTAGACACGTTCACCGCGGTCAATAACCGCGCTGCACGTTGGCAGCTTGAGTTCACCGATTCGCTTGATGAAGTACTCTGGGGCCAGTTTCGTTACTGGCTTTGGAAGTTCTTCGATGGCAATTCGGTTGAGCCCTTAGGTATCACAGACGAGGTCCTTATGGACCGCGGCCGTAATGGACCTAAGGCGGCTCTGGGCGTCAATATCAAGAGCTTCTACACGAAGCTCTTCGACTCGACACTCACAGCTACACACGCTGGTCTCCATCGCTCATATGCGAACTACGTGAGGAAGTATCCCCTCTGGGTTGAAGCCGAAGAAATCCGGCGACGCAACAGAGGTGAACCCCGCATAGTAACAGGTAGCCGCATGTCCTTTGTCCCGAAAAAGGCGAAGATCTCTCGCATCGTAAATACTGAGGCCATTCTGAATATGTTTTTTCAGTTGGGTCTCGGCTGCATCTTCGAGGATCGATTGTGGGAAGTATTCCACATAGACCTCCAGAGACAGCCTCGTATTAACGAAGCATTGGCACACCTAGGTAGTATCTTGGACGACGTGGTCACTATAGACCTGCGTACATCCTCTGATAGCATTCCGTTACTATTTGCAAAGAAAGAGCTCCCAGGTCCAGTCTTTGACTGGATCTCGTTGCTTCGATCTGAGCGCGTAGTAACTCCTGGTGGAGAGATCGACTTACACATGGTCAGTACGATGGGTAACGGTTTTACGTTCCCCTTTCAGACCGCCGTGTTCGCCTGTGTCGTCGCTGCCGCGTTTGATATCGACGGTACTACCCGTATTGACGCTCTGCCACGAAATGGCCTAGCGTATCGGGACGGACGTTGGGTATCTAGCGAGGATCGCAACTGGGGCGTGTTCGGAGATGATATAATTGTACCTAAGAGCGTGAGCTCAAAGGTATTTCGTCTCCTACGCATGCTTGGATGCGAAGTTAACAGCGACAAGACCTTCGTTGAAGGTCCGTTTCGGGAGTCGTGTGGGTATGACGCCTGGAGAGGCGTCAACGTTAGAGGTGTCTATTGTAAGACCCTCGAACGAACACACGATAAGTTCGTGATCGTAAATCAACTCCTCAGTTGGTCAGCTCGTCACGGCATTCCTTTGCCGAAAACTATAGCTGAACTTCTCAGGCATGTACCGAAAATACTGGTACCAGTCTGGGAAAATGAGGAGGCTGGCGTTCGCTTGCCATACGACATTATGAAGCTTTACCAGTCTGTTAAGCGTAGCTCAACAGGCCTCTACCTCTACAAGAGGTGGATGCCTAAGAGTTGCGCTCTTCAGGTTGATTTTGCCAGTTGTGTCGTGCGAGTGCCAGGCGAGTGGGACAGTCGTAAAAGGAGAAGAAGGGAACGTCGCGTTCACTTCAACCCCTATGGACTGTACTTCTCGTTCATTACGGGCGAACTTTCGTCACTCACGGAGCGGAAACCCAAGGCTGATCTTATGTCAGCTTCTCAGGGTGCCCGTTACCAAATCCGGATAGAGCCGTATCTGGAAGAGTGGCGACAAAGGACCGGTGTTGCTCCCAGTTGGGATCACCACCGGGTGGTACGCAGCCCATATGAAAGCTGCGTTGGAGGGGGTCTCGCAAC